CCGAATTGGTGACGATGCCGCCCGACGTCCACGGGCTGTAACCGGTGGAATTGATATTGACGGTGATCGTGTAGTTGGGATTCGTTCCGCCAATGGCTGTGACGGTGCCGAATTGGGTGTTTAATTGCGAGGTCCCACTCGGGTAATTAATGCCTGCAAATCCGACGACATTGTTTACCGCGTAAGGATTGCTCGAGTTGATGGACGTGAATGCGACGGTTGTCGATGCGCCCAGAGTTAAACCCGTGATGTTGTAGCGTGCGTTATAGCCGTTCCACAACTCATCGGCGACTTCAATGAAGATCGGGGTACCCGTCGGCACGTTGGCGTTGAGCCATGTTGCCAGCGACTGCGCCCAGGTGAAGCCAGAATCCTCGATCGCAGGTGTGTTTAGCCACATGCCGACGCCGCAGGCCATCGCGAGTGCCGCTGTCCACTCTGCGGGCTGACCCTCGAGCGTGGGGGTGTAGAAGCAGGCTTGCTTGTTGACTGCCGTTGCCCGTGTAGACGATGTGTTGACTGTCGAATTAGTCAGCGCGCCTGACCCTTCCATATTGCGCAGCGCAAAGAACTGACCATAGTACGCAATGGCCTCATTCGTGAAGGCGGAACTCGCGGTCACGGTGTCGATCGAGCTCCCTGGGTACTCTGGCAGGTACGCAAACACGTCGATCACCGAATTCACAAGCGGGGTGCCGGTGGCCGAGAATGCGGTGAAAGCCGATGAATTGATGTTGCAAGTGACCGTGTATGCACCCGAGGATCCGCCGATCGCAGTGACAGTTCCTGCCATCCCGTTGATCTGCGTCATCCCCACGATGCCCGAGAATTTGATTGGGCAGCCGACAGAGAACGGGTTGCTGCCCGTCACGCCGGAGCCCAGGGTCACGACAGCGGAGGACGCCTTGCTGATTCCCGCTACCGCATAGGTCGAATTGATGATCTCGAAGCCGAAATTTCCCGTGACCGAGTGCAGGTGGAAAGTCGTATAAGCCCCGCCCGTGCCTGCGACCACCGTATCGACGACGCATCTGCTCGACAGCGTCGGGATGACCTGAACGGTTTCATTGCCATTGCCGATAAAGCCGCAGGTGAAAGTGCCCGAGGTCCAGGATGGCAGCGCAAAGCCCCCTGCAAAGGCCCACAGCACGCACTGAAAATCCGCGAGCGGCCAGCCATTCGCATCGAGTGCGACCGGAGTTGTGGCGGACGATCCAGGAACCGCGAAACCCTGACCCTCCCGCACCCGGTTCTTAAAGAGCGGCAGCCCTTCGAAATAGTTCGAACCGGCGCCGGTGCCGCCGTTGGATGGGACGTTCACTGCGATGGGGTTCTGTACGGTGTTGATGATATAGGCAGCACTACCGACGGCGCTCTGCAAAAACCCGGAGGCGGTAGCGATGGCCTGGACAGTCTGCGAGGTGCCGACTGTGATCGGGCTCGAGTACACGGGGCTTGATGTCGTCGGGGTCGAACCGTTCGTTGTGTAGTAAATCGTCGGTGAGGGCGTCGAACACGAAATAGTCACTGTCTGCGGAACGCCATAGGCACCCGCGATCGGCGAGAACGTAGGCGTGGCCGCAGCCGTTGCGGGAGCCGCGATGGGGATCAGAATGCCTTTTTGAACCTGTACGCCAGCGGCATCTGAACATTGCACCCACACAAGAGTCGTGCTGACATTCGTCGGGTCCGCGCACGTGAGCGCGGCGGTTGTGGTCCCGTTGTTCGAGATAACAAACGTGTTTGCGGTGCCAGAGACTGCCATCTGGTACACGATGAGCCAGTTATATCCCCCACCCGAGAGTGGCGTTCCCTGCGTCGCAGTGAGGGGGAGCGTGTATGCAGCGCCTGTCTGGCCCTGCGCTCCGGGTGAGCCTGTCGATATACCGAGCGTCGCGTTTGTCGGATTGTACAGCGGCTGCCAGACGCCACCGACGCTCTGATAGAGCCCCTGCGTCGTCATCGCGAGCTTGTTTGGATATGAGGTAGCGGCGGGGAGCCCGGCGACTGTGTACAGGCCAGGAAGCCCGTTCTCGGCAAAGGCGATGAGTCCCGCCTCAAGGTTCAAATTATTACCGGGCGAGCCCTGGACGATGAGAGACCCGTCCGAGCTAGTCAGCGTGACGCTGGCGGGAGGGCCAGGCGGACCTGGTGGCCCACCTCCACCAGTTGCCGCGATTTGGGCCGTAGTGACGCGAGAGGATGCCCCGGCAATGCCCGTCACGGGGTCCACGGGCACTATTTCAACCAGTTCGGTGCCCGAAATGGCGGGGAGTGCGGGAAGATTCGGTATGGTGGAGACGGCCATTAGTGGTGCCTACGCAGTTGACGCTTCAACGAATCGATTTCGGCTTGCTGTTCTTGAATGGCCTTTACTAGAACTGCGGTCATCTGCATGTAGCGGATGCGCGCCGGAGTTCCCTCTTCCGGGCCGCTCGAATATAAGCCCGCGAGGCGCGGATCGACTTTGTAGACTTCTTGCGCACTCAGTCCGACTTGGCGGCCTAAATGACCTGGATTGGCCTCTGGCCTCAAATCATAGGAAATCGGATGCAGCGCCATCACTTCTGCCAAGCCTGCGTCGAGTGGCTTGATATTTGTCTTTAAGCGAATGTCTGACACGAGACAAGTATTCGTATTGTCGTAGGACAGCGCGCCAGAAGTTCCCAAGCACACGGTGCCGGTCTGGGCGCTCGTTGAGTTGGCAATACCGCTCAGCTTGACCGTGGCGTTGGAGGCGGTGAATGGCCCTTGGATCGTATCGATGCCAGTTCCATTACCGATGGTTACGGCGGCGTTTCCGGTGCCATCCGCGAGGTGCAGAGTGCCTGTGGTGCTGCCTGTGGCGATATTGGTCACATTGGTGCTGGAAGACGCGTTGATGTTCCATGTCGTGCCGGTGCCGGTGTAGGTGGTGGCCGCCTCGGTCACAGCATTCGAGCCGCCGCCGATGGTCACGGTTGAGGTCGTGGTGCCGGTACCGATGTTCGTGGCGAAGTTGCTCGATGCGTTGATGCTGGACGCAGCGCCGGTGATGGTGAGTCCCGCGGTTCCAGTTATTGCAGCATTCGCGTTCACGGTCGTGAAGGACCCGGGCTCCCGCGTGGTACCACCAATTGTTACTCCATTCATCGTACCGGACGAGCCAGAGACAATCGTAACCGTGCCAGCGGCATTGCCTATATCGACCACGCTGGCCGCGCTGCCGTCGCCGATATGAGCGGTGCCGGTGCTGGTGCCGGTGTTGATGTCCGTCGTGCCGTTCTGGTTATTGTTGATCGTGACGGTGCCATTGAGCAGCGCGCCGCCCGTGGTCCCCAAAGTCCCCGTGGTCAGAATGCCATAGCAGGTGGTGCAGCTAACGTGCGTGCCCGCAATCGGCGCAGCGACATATAGGGTCACGAGGCTGGTAACCGTGACGGCGTTGGTTGGCGTCGTTAGAGTGGGCGCACCAATCGCGTACATCGCCTCTTGAGAGATGGTTCCCGAGGAGGAATTGTCGGAAAAGGTTGCTGCGTTGACATTCAGGCCAATACCGTTCGTAAGCCACGCAGGACCCACATAGCCCGTGCCTTGCGCGACCGTGATCGGCGCATCAAGATTGATCGTGCTTTGGGTGGAGGGCGAGCCGGTGGTGATTTCGCCCAACGTGATCGCGCCCGTCGAGCTACCCGTTCCAATGTTCGTGGCAGAGGAGCCAGAAGCATTGATGCTCGTCGTCCCGACAGCGGTCAACGCGCCAACGGATATGCTTGGCGTGCCGGTTAAGCCGCCTGAGGTGCCGGTGGTATTGGCCGCGTTGGATGGGATATCAGCCGATACCAGCGCACGGAATCCGGGCTGCGCTGCGCCGCCGGTCGTCGGTCCTGCGAACACGGTGCTCGCAAGCTGCGTGTTCAGCGTTTGGCTAATCGTGCCAGTGGTCGTGACCGGGGTCGAGCCAATAGTGTAGATCGGCGTGGTGGAGGCATCGGTGAATCCGACGCTGGTTACTCCAGTACCTGCCGGTACCGAGCACGCACCGCTGCCGCTCAAGTAACACGTTGCGGACGGCGTACCGGAGAACAGATTGTAGATATCCGCCGCAGACGCCGCTTGGAGCGCCGTGCCATTGCCCTTCAATGGGCCCGTGATGCTCGTGCTCAGCGTGATCGCAGGCGTCGTGGTGGCAGTCGCTACGGTCCCCGCAAAGCCGTTGGTGCTGACTACCGATACGCTGGTCACGGTGCCGCTGCCGCCAGTTCCTGAGCAGGTGATTGTCACTACGCCGACGCCACTGGTCGGGGATATCGAGCAGCCGCTGCCTGCGATGATCTGCGAGACCGGCGTGACGCTGGAATTGCCCCCGCTCGAGTTCTGCGCTGCGGCCAATCCCGCCAGCAGGCATCCGAACAGCCCCCACGCGAGCCTCACCGGCTCACCACATCATACTGGATCACGGTGGCCGTCACGGTCCCTGTCGTATTCGAGCTGTTCAGCAGCACCCGCACATAGCGCGGTGCGTAAATGTAGTTCGTTTGCAACTGCGCGGTGGCGCCGACCGCACTCGTGTCGGAGGTATTCACCCACGCGACCGCACTCGGCGTGACTGGAGAGCTCGGATCGTTCGGGTCATCGTAGGTGGACTGCACGGTGTAGTTCACTGTCGTGACCACATCGCACTGGATTCCGACATTCCCAGGTGCCCATTCATCGAGGCGCACCCAGGGCGTCGACGCGATGCCGTTCGTGCCGACAGTGACGGCCGCTGTGGGTGCTCCAGATACGGTGATCGAAGTTACTGTCGCGTAATCCAGCGCCGAATACGACGTTCCGGCCACGATTTTGAACGACTCGCTGATGATCGAGCCGCCCGCACCCGTGCCCGTAATCGTGAACGTGTGCGTGGTGTCGGCAGTGGTGATCAGCACCCGGCGCGGATTATCCAACACCGCAACGCCTGACGTGTTCACTAGGGTGCCATTCAAGGCGACATTCGGCCCGTACACTACTACCGGGGAGCCTGTGCCGGCGCTCTGCATCACGATCGGCGTGCCGCCGAACGTCGGCGCGACCTGGAACGCGGATCCGGACAACCCTGTTGCCGAGACGAAATACTGCGACCCATTCGTGATCCCGGCAGGCAAGACGCCCCCTGGGGCAAGAAACGATACTTGCTCACCGGCCACAAACGAATTCGTTGCGGCAATCGATGCCGAGCCGTTGGTGAACGTCGCTGCGGCTGAGCCGGTCGTGCCGGCAGGGGTTTGGGACGTCGCGATGTTGTTCGCTGACGCTGCGGCCAGTGGCCCCACGCTTACGATAATCGGCCGCATCGCTTAACCTCCCAAATGAAACGGGAGCCACGAAGGCCCCCGCTTTTTCACCAGAGACCGCCGTGACTCAATCGACTCAGCCCTCGGACTCCATCTGCAACTTCGCGCCCGCCGGAGCGGTGCCCTTCCTCGCCGAGGTGAACGGCGTCTTGTTCGACGCGCCCCCGGAGGCCCGCGGCTTGCGCCCAGCGTGCATCTTCGCCGCTTCGCCTTCGACTTTGACATGACCGCCGCGCTTGCGCTTCGCACGGCCGCCTTTCTTCATCTGCTCGGCTTCATCGTCGATGGATTTGGCGTTCGTGCGCGCCTCGGGCTTGTCCTTGACGTCCTTCTCGGCTTCGTTGTCGCCGCCGGTGTCGCCGCTTAAGCCCCCGCCGGCCTTTTGATTTCGCTTGCCTTTCATCGACTATCTCCTGGCCTAGCTGGCCAAATTGATGCCCTGGACGTACTCAACGGTCAGCGTGCCGACGCCCGTTCCGGTGTTGGTGGACGTGATAACGATTTCCACATCCGTATTGCCGACGTTGTCCCAGTTGCCGATCTGCGTGGCTCCGGTGCCCGGAACAATCGATTGCTGGCCCAAAGCCGAAGCCGTGATCGCACCGGCCGCCGTAAAGGCCGTAGCCGAGGCCGATGAGCCGATTCCAAACGTCGCTGCGCCACCCGACCAGTCTGCTGTCGTCATGAACGTCATGCGCAGAATTTGCGACTGCGCAGGGATCACCAGAGAGGAGGCGGTGAATACCCCCGCGCTCGTCCCGTTGGTCGCCTGCGTCACCACCGCGGACTGCGCCATGGTGACATAACCCACGTTCGCCTGTCCGGTCGTGCCACCGAGGCCGGCGAGCGTTCCAGTGCCATCGGAATGAATAACGCCACCCGCAAGCAACGGGCCCGTCGTGTGCGTGCCGGGGCCGACCGGGTTGCCGTTCGTCTGGGTGAGTTGACCGCCGTTGACGTCCATCAGGGCCCCTTACGAAGTCGGGAAGCTGCCGTAAAGGGCACGCCAATTGTAATAGCTGAATGAGTAACGGGAATATCCTTTGACAAGCAAATTATCCGTCAAAAAGTCCACCTGCATGTCCATCTCGAAGGGCTTGCGGCTCATGTACGAGAGGCCATCGATGTTGGTGCGCAGGAACCACGCGTACTGCGAGGTCAGGAAGTCCATGACCATGTAGCCTTCGGGGATGCCGCCAGCCGTGGAGAGGATCGCGTTCACGTCGTTGTCGGCCGTTCCTGGGCGCAGCTCCGTCTTGCTCAGACGAATCATCGTCGGTTCCAACTGGGGCGGCCCGATGAGCTTGCGGCCGCGGGCGAAGGATTTGAGTCCCGCGATATCGCGGAAGTTCGTGCGGATCGCGATCATCGCGTTCAGCAGCGTCGCTTCGTTCAAGTCGACCTGAGTCGTCGGCGTATTGGCAATCGTCTGCCCGTCGATCGGGTGCGCGGTTGAGCATAGCGCCACACCGTCGCCGCCGACCGTGGTCTGATACACGTTCGCCGTGTTGAGCACGTTCGCGCCGTATATTTCCTCGGTTTGCATGAAGGATTCGCGAAGCCCGAGGTTCGAAGGGTGAAACTGGGTCTTGTACAGGTTGTCATCAATCGCCTTGCGGGTGATTGCATACCCGAGCGCGATTTCCGTGTGCTCCTGGTTATAGACGTAGCGCTCGCCGGCGTTGTTGTCGAACTGTGTCTGACCGCCTTCGGTCTTCAACTGCGCGAGCGAGAGGTAGCGCATTTCCGCCGTGCGCTCGAGCGCCATCTCGGAGTTGTGCTTGGTGAATACCCGGTCCCACTGGCGCGGGATCTGCTCATATTTTCCCGTAATTCCGCGCAGGCCCGGAAGGAGAAGATCGCGAATTGCACCTAAGTTAATGGCCATGTCTCATTGCTCCTATGGGTTCACGGCCAAAGTGTTTTTTGTCTCGCAATTGTTAAACGAAACGACCGCGAGATTGTACTGTCCGGCATTCGTGCCTGGCGCGCCCGGTGGACTCGTCACGAGCGATACCACGCGGAAGGGCAGCGTTGCCGTCACT